GACCTGATGCGGATTTTATAGGCTACTTCAATACGATGCTGCGATATTATCTGCATGTGGACCCGGATACGCTGACTGACCAGCAGTGGGCTGCGATGATAGCCCAGTTGACAGATATACGTAAAAGAGAAGCAGGAAAGTGAATACTCTTCAGTTCATAATCGATATCGCTGCGCGTGGTGATCAGGCTGTCATCCGCAGAGTCAGTGCCCTTCAGGATAGACTGGGTGGTGCTGAAGCTGCGGCTGAACGTCTTGCCAATACTACCAGCAATAAACTGAAGAATGCGTTCATGTCCCTGCCTGGTGCGTCTTTCTTCGCCAATCCTATAGTCGCCCTGTCCACAGGCGTAGGCGTTGTCGCTAAGCTGGGAATGGAGACGGAGAAGACTGCAACAGCATTCCGCGTCCTCGCGGGTTCTGAAGAGACTTCGACAAAGCTTCTTGGACAGTTGAATAAATACGCTGACGAGACCGTCTGGAATCGTCCTGAGATTCAGGAAGCAGCCAAAACCATGATGGGATTTGGTATATCGACAGAGACTGTCTATAAAGATCTTCAGATGCTTGGAGATGTCGCAATGGGCGACAAGAACAAACTGCAGAGCCTTGCCCTGGTATTCGGCCAGATAAGCTCTGCAGGTAAGCTCCAAGGAAATGACCTTCTCCAGCTGATCAACGCCGGATATAATCCGCTTCTCGATATTTCTGAGCTCACGGGTAAGTCTGTAGCAAAGCTTAAGGATGAGATGAGCAAAGGTGCGATATCGGCGGATCTGGTACGAAAGGCATTCGAAAAGGCGACGGGTCCGGGCGGAAGGTTTGAAGGAATGATCAATGAACTGGCCAATACTGCGCCGGGAGCATTTGACCAGCTCAAGGGCAAGGGTTCTGCGGGACTGTTAAGACTCTACGACATCATTCAACCGTTACTGATACCTGCATTCAGGACTATGGGAAATGTTCTTGATAAGGTCTTTGCGGTGCTTGAAGGTGTTCTGAAGTTCTTGATTGATTATGGAAAATGGCTTCTTCCTGTAGTTGCAGCTGTTGCTGCATACAATGTGGCAGTTAACTCTACAGTCATTGCCCTCAAGGCGTGGGTAGCCATTCAGAAGATCCTGAATGTCGTAATGAACCTTAACCCTGTAGGTCTTATCGTGGCGGGCATTGCTGCCCTGGTTGCGGTCGTGGCGGTCTGCTGGAATAAGTTTGCAGGATTCAGAGCTGTCATTCTCACTGTGTGGGATGCGATGAAAGGCTTTGCCGGAATGCTGAAAGACCTTGTCATCGATAGAATCACCGGATTACTTACAGGTATAGGTAAGGTCGGAGAGGCTTTGGCTAAGCTGTTCAAAGGTGACTTTTCAGGTGCCTGGTCTTCAGCAAAAAGTGCAGCGTCTCTGATTACAGGACATGACGCAAGGTCAAAGGCTTTCAGTACATCGGCAGATATCATATCGGGCGTCGGTGGTAACTATAAGGCACATCTGGCTGAACAGACCAAAAAGCAGATATCTGACCCGAAGGCAGCTGCAGGTACAGACGGCAAGCTGGCGACAGGCACAGCTTCGACTCTCAGCACTTCGACAGTTGCAAACGACATCACCACCGGTGGAACCCGCAATACTTCGATAACTCTTAATATCTCCAAGTTCTGGGAGGATGTCAACGTGTTCCCGGCTGAAGATATCGATATGAATACACTCTCAAGAAAGGTTCTTGAGGCAATTAACAGGTCTCTTGAGGCCGCAACAGCAGCAGCGCGATGATGACGTTTGAAATAGACCATGAGACCGGCAAGATGAAGTCTTTGATAAAGACTCCGCCGTACTTCAGCTTTCTGCAGAAGGCTGTTGTAAGACCCGACGGCAGCGGTTACGATATCCAGCTATCTGAAGCGCAGCAGCAGGAGGCGGTAGCCAACGCAAACGGCGTCCCGATGCAGTGCCCGTTGTGGATGAGACTTGAGGGTGAGGGATGGTGGTTGCTTCCGTATGAGCCCATAATCACTATCAACGGCAAGAATGTGATTGCAAAGAAGCAGGTCGCCAAAGGTAAGGTGAGAGGTTCGATTAAGGAGCGTTGGTCGCAGGATGACTACCAGATAAGCATCAGCGGAATCCTCATGAACCCGAAAGGTACCGGATATCCGGATGAGGATGTAAAGGCCCTGAAAAGGCTTTGTGAAGCTGCAACCGTGCAGGTCATGTGCCCGCTGTTTGAGATTTTTTCGATTGATCAGATCGTAATAGAGAGTTTTGATTTTCCTTTCACATCCGGTCCGTTTAACCAGGCATACACTATCGGAGCTGTGAGTGACGACATATATAAGCTTTTGCTAAGGGAAGAAGATCTAAAGGTGCAGTGATATGTTTACAATGAGATATGACATAAGGGTCGGCAACTACAAGGTGGGAATGCTCGAAAAGGTCGAGATAAACCGATCTGTGGAGCTGTTGGCTGACACTGCGACTATCATTCTCCCTGCGGCGGAATACAACGCTGCGCTCGATGTGGAATCGAAGATCAAGAGAGGTGACAAGGTGACTATCTCTCTAGGATACGAAGAGACCGGAATGGTCGAAGAATTTGCAGGCTGGGTTCAGCGCATTGGCACTGACAATGGCGCAATAACCATTGAATGCGAGGACGATTTATTCAAGTTTAGAATAGGGTTAGAAGACCAACAGAAGACCGATATAACACTTGCAGACCTTCTCAAGCTCGTAGTAAAAGGCATTGGCGGAGGGTACAAGATTGACTGCAGCTACAGCTGGACATATGAGAAGTTCACAATCAACAGTGCAACAGGTTTTGATGTCCTGAAAAAGGTGCAGGAAGAAAGCGGAGCTGATATCTACATCCAAGGTGATACGCTCCACGTTCATGCACCAGGACAGACAGTCGGCAAGGATATCATCTATGACTTCGCCCAGAACGTACAGTCCTGCAGTTTGAATTACAGGCGTGCAGACGAGAGAAAGGTTCAAGTGGTAGTCAAGGCTATCATGCCGGACGGAAAGGTCAAGGAAAGGCATTTTGGACCTACTGGAGCAGATAAGGTGGAGGTAAAGTGCGCGACCTCTGACGATGCGTCGATGAAGCTTCGTGGTGAGAGTGAACGCAAGAGGCTGACCTTTGACGGATACGACGGAAGCATCACTACATGGCTGGTGCCTTTCGTCATTCCGGGAGACAGCGCAAATCTGCATGATGCGGATTACGACTATAAGGACGGAAGATATTTTGTGCGGGCTGTCAAGACCGAGTTCAGCAGCTCAGGAGGCACAAGAGAGGTTGAACTTGGATTCAGACTATCATGACGCCAGAAAGAAGACTTGCAGACAATATAAAGCGCCTGAACCCGACAAGCATGTGGCTGACTCAGGGCGAAGTTGTGGCCGTCGAAGATCTCACATGCACAGTGAAGATCGGAGACGCACAGATTGAAGGCGTGAGGATCAGAGCGTCATTGACAGGACGAGACAGACAGATTCTCACAGTGCCGAAGATTGGCAGCTGCGTGACTCTTGGATGTCTTACGGCAGATCTTAATAACCTTGTCGTCCTGCAGGTGGACGAGGTCGAGAAGATCATAGTCAATGGTGGTGAGCTGGGCGGACTTATTAAGATCCAGGAACTGACAGACAAGATTAACGCCTTGGTCGAAGCATTCAACAGCCACACACATTTACTGCCTGTAGGTGCAGTGATAACCGCTGCAGGACCTAGCACAAACCCAGTCAATGTACCGGCAGTAACAAAAAAGGCTGCAAAGCTGAACAAAAAGGATTACGAAGACGAAACCATAAAGCACTGATATGAAAGGCATACAGTTGACAGATTACGATATCGCGGTTAAGGTGAAGCGTGACAAGTACGGCAAGATCATTTCCGGACTTGAGGTCGGAAACATTCTTCATCAGAACCAGGCAATCATCCTGACAATACGCAAGGGTGACCTTAAGGAGAACCCGTCTGTCGGCGTAGGTCTGCCAGATATGGTGTTGGAGCATGATCTTATGGCAATACGTAATGAGATACGCCAGCAGCTGGAGATGGACGGTCAGACAGTCAATGATGTCAAGGTGACGTCCAGCAGAGTAATGATAGACGCAAACTACTAAAACAGTTGATATATGGAAAATCTTTTCACGCCTTTAAAATCGGCACTCGTGACGGCGATGTGTGCTGTATTGGCTTTTTTCGCACCTATAGCGAATTTGATCTTCGCCGTGTTTATCATATTCCTGCTTAACTGTATTGCAGGAATCATTGCGGATGTGGTGACCGACAGGAAGCAGTTTGATCTAAAGAAGTTCTTTCACTGTCTGCTGGAGACGATGGTCTTCTACATGATAATCATGGCTGTCTACGTCATAGGCGACAAGTTGCTGAACATTGCAGGAGCCATACAGTGCAGCACGGTGATAGTATATGCGATTCTCTACTTCTACGGTACTAACATTTTGAGAAACTGTTACAAACTGTTTCCGGCTTCGAAGACGCTCAAGTTTCTTTACTATGTACTGTCATTCGAAATCATCAAGAAACTGCCGTATTTGGAACGGTTCAAGGAGAAGGAGGCAGAAGTGACCGAGGAACTTATGAAAGAGAAAGAAGTCGAAACCGCTGTGGAACCGGCAGAAAGTAAGCCTACTTTGGGCGATACCTGCACATGTGAGGTCTGTGCATACAGGCCGTGCAAGATTCCGGCGGATGAGTTCTGTCCGATGTATTACGGAGGAGAGAAGCAGGAAGATGGCTGACGTGGATAAACTTCTGCCTTTCATCCTTGCATGGGAAGGCAGGTTCGTCAATGACCCGACAGATAAGGGAGGGGCTACAAATATGGGCGTGACCCTCAAGACATGGAGGGCCGTCGGATACGACAAGGACGGTGACGGAGACATCGATGTTGAAGATCTTAAACTCTTAAGCAGAGAAGACGTCCGTGACCGGGTCCTGAAGCCTCACTACTGGGACAGATGGAAGGCTGACAGCCTGAAGTCGCAGAGAGTAGCAGACATCCTTGTGGACTGGACATGGTGCTCCGGCAAGTGGGGAATCGTCATCCCTCAGAGAATCCTTTGCGTTCCTGATGACGGAATAGTCGGACCGCTGACTTTAAGTGCGGCAAACAGCATTGATCCGGAAAGGTTCGTTGCACAGGTCTACGAAGCAAGAAAGGACTTCATCCGCCGGATAGTTGAAAGGGATGAAACACAAGATAAGTATTACAGAGGCTGGATGAACCGCCTCGCAGAGTTACGATGACATGAAAAACCATCTGGTAATCATATTTGTTGTTTTGTTGTTAGGTCTGATATCCTGCGGCATGCAGAAGACGGTGATGTCGCAGGAGGTTCAGGCTGATGCCAGAGCAGAAATGGCCGACAGCACAGTACTGTCGAGCGCCATAGAAAAGATCGTCCGCGCAAAAGTGGATGAGATCCTTGACAAGTCGATAGCAAACAATCTGTGGGTAGAACGAAAGGTATGGAGTCCTCCGGATACAGCCGGCAATCAGTATATTGTATCGGAGGAGCGGGTAAGGTCAGAGACCCGCGTGACGGAGACCAGGGAATCGACCATGACGGATGTCGAGCAGGTCACCGAGAAGACTGACAGCACATCGGTGTCGGCAAGCATAGAGGATCTTGTGGTGGACACTAAAACAGATATAACAGAAAAGAATGGGCTGCCCTGGTGGCAGAAGACACTGATGGTCATCGGGGCGGCATTTCTGACATTTTTGGTCATTAGAATAGTGCTGAAGTTTATATGAAGATAACGGTAGAACGGAGACAGACACTGTCAGATATAGCAATACAGGTATATGGGGATGTAAGAGCGGTGGGAATACTCATGGTCGAGAACGGAGTGAGCCTCACCGATGATCTGGAACCGGGGACGGTGCTGGAATGCCCTACAGCTGAGTATGACAGGTATCTGCAGATGTATGTAGTCAGACGTGGCATCAGGCCGGCGACGGCCTTGGATCCGGAGGGAGAGATAAGGGCAAAAGTATTCACACAAGAGTTCACAGAAGAGTTCAAGTAATGGCAAGGACAATCAAGCAGATAAAGAAGAGCATGACGGATCAGTTCATGGCTGATCAGGTCATCAGGGACAGATATGGCCTTACAGGGCGTGAGTCGTTTGAGTCGGCATTCAGCGCCGTGTCGGTCGAGAGCATCATCTTCGGCATCGTGGCGGCTGCGGTCTATGTTCTTGAGACGATGTTCGAGGCATTCCGCACAGAGATAGAAAGGAAGATCACATCTGCAGTGGTGGCTTCCATACCATGGTACCATAAGGTCTGCCTTGAGTACCAGCATGGCGACAGCCTGGTTCTCGACGAATCGACGTATGAATATGTCTATCCAGCGGTCGACGCATCCAAGAGAAAGGTCAAGTTCGCTTCATGCAGGGACAGAGGTGGCGGTATATACATACTGGTGGCCGGAGAAGATGCGGAAGGCAATCCTACAGCCCTTTCGAATGATGTTCTAACGGCGTTCAGAGAGTATGTCAACAGACGCAAGCCGGCCGGTGTGATAGCCGAGGTGTACTCGTATGATCCGGACACCGTCAGGATACGGATGACCGTGCAGTACGACCCTATCGTGATGAACTCTGACGGCTCGCTCATCTCGGATCCGTCAGTCTTTCCTGTCGAGGATGCGGTCAACGGCTATCTGTCTGGCATTATCTACGGGGGTACCTTCAACAAGAACAGGATGATCGATGCCGTTCAGGCTGCAGAGGGTGTGAAGGACCTGGTGCTTGACGAAGTCCTCGCCAAGCCGGTAGACGCACAGTCTTATGCAGCGGTAGTCGGCAACAACTATAAATCAGTCGGAGGATCATTCAGATCGTCTGACCTTAAAGCCACCATCAGTTATGTACTGGAGATTTGACCCTAACAAATTCGCGCTGCACATGCTTCCACCGCTCTTGCGGAAAAAAGGCATCTATGCGCTGCTGAAGTGCCTGATGATTGGCATCAGTGCAGTTCACCGGATGTTCGTGGACTTCAGGGCGGTCATAATGCGTCAACTGAACTACAACGGCTTCACCATATCGCTTGAGAGGTTCCTGAACGAGCAGTTCAGCCTTGAGAATGAAATCTTCATCAAGGACTACGCGACCGACAATGTATATCTCCACATGAAGGGCGAGACACCGGAAGAGGTCTATGCGGGATACCAGAATGAAGGAGACGTGCTGGTGCTTTCATCTACCGGCCCGGATAAGGTTTCAGGAGGATTTACGATAATGATACCGGTAGGACTCGCGACAGAAGAAAACCTCCTTGTCATCAGGAAGTGGGTCGCCTATTATCACATGGCAGGCACAACATATAAAATAGAGACTTATGAATAAATTGCTAACATTCCCTGGCTTGCAGCCAATATATCTGGGAGACATCGATTTTCTCCAGGAGTCGGTCAGAGACTCATTCGTTCAACTTCTCCGCGGACTTACGGGCGATGAGAAGCCGAACTGCATCCTGCAGAAGGCTACGGTAGACAAGGATGGTGTCGCCTGCGTCGACGGAGAGATCTTGCCGTACAAGGCCTATTCCGGCACAAACATAGGCACTCCGAGCATCAGGGTCGTGACAGTGCATGAGGGAGAGCGCACCTTCAAGAACGGAGATGTGCATGCCTGTCATGAAAGACGTTATGGTGAAGAATACGTGACTGTTGGAGGCGTGAGATTCCCGCTGTTGACGGATCTTCTGTTCTCGCGTTTCAGCGTGAAAAGAGGTACATCGAACCTCACCAATAATGACATATTGTCTGCTGAACGACATGTCTCATACAGTAATATCACCTCGTCCTGCATTCAGATCGAGATCAAGGTGAAGTTCACTGCTGCAGCGGAAGTGTCCACCATCTTCGACGATGAGGCCGTCACTGTGCCGAGCGCTGTCGTATCTCAGGGAAACAGATATTACACTATGGTCGCAGAGATAGCTGGAAGTCTTGTCAGTCTACCGGCGAAGGTGTCCTTCCGGGCTGATGAAAATGTCAACTACGCTCGTATGACAGTTACCATTCCTCCGACCTCTTTCAGCGAGAATGCGGAAGCAATGCTGAGTTTTATGTTAGTAATCAATCAGTAAACCATGAATATCTATGATCTTATAAAGAGAGCCCAGGAACTGCGTGACACGACGCAGATGGACTCCGTGTCTCCTGAACTTGTCGGAAAGTTGCATGAGGACACTTTGAAATACATCAATGAATACCAGTTGCTGGCGTCTTCTCCGGCAATGCATAAGACATATGCGTCGGTCTCTGCCATGCAGGGCGATGCTTCTCCTAAGTCAGATCTGACCGGCCGTGCCCTGCTCAAAGGTCAGTTAGTCATCATCGTGCCTGCATCATCCACCGATGCGACTGCAGGTGATGTCTTCCGTTACAACGGCCCATCCGGCAACACTTCCGGCTGGACATATGTTGCCAAGATCGGCGGCGTTCCTGCCGATGCAGAGCTCAGCGCATCCTCTACCAACCCTCTTCAGAACAAGGTTGTGACCGAGAAACTTACCGAGTTATCGGCAGAGACCAATACCAAACTCACCGAATTATCGGTAAAATCTGAGGGCAATTTTTTTAAACTTATTGGTAAGGCCGAAATTGATGTTCCTGCCTCCTCAAATGGTTGGCATTACTATAAGATTCCAAGATTAAAGAACGGCGAAAAATACACTTTCACTTTGAATCTTGCTGAGGCTGCAGCAAGTGCAGTATATTGGAATATTAGAGTTGATGGTGCAGGTACATTATTTACAAATAATCTAATATCTGTAGGCTCTCTTGAGTCAAAACTTGAAAAGGAAATAAATCAAGAGTTCACTACATTTGAATTGGGTCTCTATTCAAATGGGAATATACCTGCTGTATCTTTTGCCTTGGATACATCAAAAACTATTCTGACTGAATTGCGATCAGACTTGCAATCGGAGTTGCAAGGTGGTATACAGGATGCAAAAAATAAGGCCGATTCTGCGTATGAATTGGCTCAAGAGAACAGCGCAAGTATCAATGATAAATTCTTTGAACTTGTTGGAAAGGCCGAAGTCAATGTTCCTGCCTCCTCAAATGGTTGGCATTACTATAAGATTCCAAGATTAAAGAAAGGGGAAACATACACATTCACTCTTAATCTTGCCGAAGCAGCAGCAAGTGTGATGTATTGGACTATTAGAGTTGATGGTGCAGGTACATTATTTGCAAATAATGTTGTCAATGCCGGAACAATGCAGGCGGTTGTCACAAGAGACATAACAAGTGATTATGACCTATTTGAGTTGGGAGTATATTCCGGAGCAAATATACCTGCTATTTCTTTTGTTATAAGTACATCAAAGTCATCTTCTCCGGATATTCTTCCGGAGTTGCAGACAGACATACAGGATGCCAAAAATAAGGCCAATTCTGCGTATGAATTGGCTCAAGAGAATGAGGATGTCATTAAGAACATATTTGACAGACCTGTCGGTGTCTTATATAAGGATGCGTGGGTAAGGTATAGTGATGGCCTTATTAGTGATTCTACAGGAGGTGCAAAGGTTTATATTATCATGCGTGAAGATATTGCTGTCGCAACAAAAATCTATGCAAGGGTATGCACGCAGCACAAAGATTTCGCAGCAATTGCATTTTATTCGGATGAAAAACCATCAATGGCATCATATATCAAGGCTGCATCAGTAGAGGGCAAGTCATCTAATGAATTGAATGACTTTGAAGCAATAATCCCTGCGAATTGCAGAAGCATCTTGGTCTTGAACATGAGCCAGTTGCAGACGGATTACGATATAAGGGTTAACGAGTCTATGTTTGTCTCACGCAACGAGGAGGCAGCAATAGTTTCTGATGCCAGACCTTTGTTCAATCCATTCATGGTCAAGAATCAGTATTATCACTTCAATCAGGAAACATCAGGTGCTGATACCTATATTCCTGCACAATCATTATTTGACATAGATTTGGCAGCAAGGCTGGGCTTTGAAATGATCGAGGTAAATGCTCATCCTTGTAAAGATGGCGTTTTGATATGTAAGCACGGAAGTGGCGGTAAATTTGGCGATGGTCTGAAATCAAATAATGGTGTGAATTATTCAGCAGTCGCAATCAATTCTGTAACAAGCATAGAAGTCAGGGAGCATATTACATACGATTCTCGCATCGCTAAATATTGTGTACCAATTCCGACACTTGATGAATTTTGTAAAGAATGCAAAAAGCACAATTTGTCCATCAAGGCCAATTATGTTAGTGGATTACTCCCGGTATTGAGGAAGTATTTCACTGATGACAAAATATTCATATCCGGATTGCAGCAACGAGGTGACTTCAGAGGATTGGTTGAAGTCGTCTATTATCCGAGCAATGGGTTGGAGGATCTTGATGCGAAATGCCTGAAAGTCGGTTACCCTATTCAGATAATTATAGCAAGTGGACAATTTGAAGTAATGTCTGATGATGAAGTGAAGGAAGTGGTTGATTATGCACATCAGCATAGCTATACGGTTGCAGTTCCATACCTTAGCTCAATGAATTGGATGAGGGCGCAGTCATTAGGGGTAGATGTCAATCTTTCATGTGAGAGGACTATCAATGCCTTGGAAATCGGCAATGACAAGAATATAACATCTCTCAATGATTCTGCGATTCTTCTTCATAATGGCGCATCCTATGATGAGGATGGGGATGTTCTGAGAATGCCAACAGGAGCTTATCTTGAAATTCCTGCCGACAATATTATGAATGGTGCAATTGGTGTAGACATGTGTTACGAAGGCACGATCACGATGCACATAGGACACGATGTGTCTACGCATTCATTTATCGATATGACAGGAGATGGCATTTCAACATTATCTATATCACAGGCAATACTTCCAAAGGGCAGCGCATCTAAAACAACATATTATATTAGAATCTATGCCGAGAGTGGTGTTGTCATAAAGAGCATGAATGCAAGATGTTCAAAGTTGTAGCCTAATTCGGTAAGTTTAGACTTGAGACAGACTTGTGACAAGTAACATGATCAGAGGGAATTCTTTCAATGTTCTCTCTGATTTCCTCTAATTATAAACTTATAGGGAGAGATAAAACCCTCGACCCTGCAGCAACTTCCCCAAATTACATACAGATTAGGCCATAGGCCGGTCAAGGGCGATTATAAAGTCCTTGCCGTTCTATGGCCTTGTTTTATGCCAGCTGCAAGGACAGACACTAACGAACAAAACAAATTATGTGCAAAAGAGAGTTTTGTGAGCAAATAATTGCTCTTGTCGCTAAGATCACTGACCTGACAGTGGCAGATATAATGTCTCATGCAAGACGTCCAGAGATTGTCGATGCGAGATATCTAGCAGTGTATGTAATGCTCAAGAAGGGAGTACAAGTCAATAGGGTTGCAGAATTTATGACTATGACAGAAAGAAATGTCTATCATGTTCTGGAGCGTTTCGATGATCGTAAAGACTACGGTGATCCTATGATAGAACAGTATTATAATAGCGTTCTAAAGGCATTGAAATAAGTCTGAAACAAGTCTGAAACAAGTCTGAAATAACCCTTTTCTCAGGGTGTTGCATTCTGCCATCTTTGCACTGTCAGATCTTCCGATTTGATGCCAAGCCCGGAAGGCAGTAAGAAGGGACTAATACTAAGTATTATGGAAGGTAGTAATTATCTCACACCTGGCGATCTCGCTCTCTATGAGCAGCGCAAGTACAACTATGACGGTGGCTATGGCTATCATGAAAGAAAAAGAGCTAGCGGTACTGCGATTGCTGCAGTAGCTATTGCGGGAGCAGCAACAGCGGGAGTGGTTGCAGTAGCTGCATTCATGAACGCTACATCAAAGGCTCGCGCTAGAGGAAATGAGAGAGCAATCGACATCCTTGCTCAGGGTATGATTCAGGAGCGTCAGTCACGCGAAACATGGCAGGACAAGCATTCTCCATCAACCATCCAGTATGTGGATGTGCAGACTGGTGCAGGTGCTTTCTCTAACGCTAATGCAGCAGCGTTGGCATTTCAGAATCAGAACGGACTCAATTCCGCTATTGGTGGATGCAACTTTTTGAGAGTTTGCCGATACAGTGCTCCTCAGCCTTGCGGATGCGACTCTTGCGGTCAGTAATCAGCATGAACTAAGGCGGGGAGGCGGTGACGCCTCTCTGCCTTCTAATCACACAAATTATGTTTGGAAACAGTCGCATAGATATGAACGAAATAATCCCTACATCAAAGATGAGCTTAAAGATGAGTTGTATTAGGGCTTGTAATAATGATGTAGCAAAAGCAGCTGAGCTGTATGAATTTTTGGCAAAAGACATCGAGAGTCTGCCAGACTTTGATGTAAGACCGCCTTCGACATTTGACCAAATAAAAAGCATCGCTGGAGATATATTTGGTTGGGTAGATCAAAACCAGGACAAAATTATCGGAGCATATAACTTTATACAGTCTGCAAGGGCTGGCGCTCCTATAGGTGCAGCTGGTGCACCAGTGCCAAATGTTCCACCAATTCCTGAATAGTTATGCAGCCGTTTAAGATAGAAATCTATGTGTATGCTGAGAATGCAGATGAAGCTGCAAGGGTTCAGCGCTCGGCAATCAATTTTGTCAAGGAAAAATATAACTGTGGCATACTTATTAGTGCGAACAAACTTTCAAGCGCAATAGAAAAGTTTAAGGACAGTTACATAGTAAATCAATACTTTAAGTGATGGAGAAACAGCCTAGAAACATCTTCGAACAGATCCTTTTTGGACTCGAAGCTACAAATGCTAATGTAGTAGCATTGTCAGAAGAAATAGCAATGATAAGGCAAGACTTGCATGCAATAAAGTCAGCCTTGTATATGGACGAAAACTCCGAGCCTAACGCTCTCGGCGCGGTGAAAAATGAAACAGTAGAGAGCACTAATAATTAAGTACTATGAGTTGTAACAAAATCAATTCAGCAGTGATCACACCCGTGTTAGCTGCCGGCTCCGCCACCTCGCCGTACTATTTTCAGGTGAACATCTCACAGAGACTTTGTTGGCCAGCTTGCGCTGATCTTCCGCCTGTCTTTACTCCTGCATTCTCTTTAGAAAGCGTTTCGCAGGTTGGAACAGGAGAGTATGTTGCAACAGTCAAGGTTGAAGGTGTGATATCTTATGTGCCATGTGGCCAGAATGAGTGCTGCACAAAGTCACAGGTTATCTCACAGACATTCACCATTCCGATTGCATCAGCGACAGCACCCACAAGTGTTACTCTGACTCCAGGTGTGAGTGTCAATGCAGTCAGTGTGGGAGCATGCCAGAACTGCGGACGCACATTTGTCAGTGAAACGCCTCTTGTAGTAACAGTAGCGTAGCCATGTTCTGGATAGCAATAGTGGTAATGTTAGGCGCGTGTCTCGCACAGCATTTGGGTTTGTCTCAGGCCATAGCTAACACTGTTCTAAAGGTCGCCAAATGCTCGAAATGCCTTTCTTTCTGGTGCGTCTTTTTTGCACTGGCAGTGTCGGGATGTAATCTTATAGTTGCCCTACTGCTATCCGTTTTAATGGCCTATCTATCACACTACTTCAATCTGGTGTTGATGATCTTAAATAACCTGTACGATTGGTTATGGCAAAAAGGAAACAAATAGAAGATGATCTGATGGATTCAACGGATCAGAGAGTCTTAGAGGCAAGAATGCTTCTGAAACGCAAAAGTGTTAAATACAAGCCACTGCCTAAGTTTAAGAGTGGCTGCAAAAACTGTTAAACATGAATACGCAAGAATTAAAAGAGAGATATAAGCATCTATATGATGTTATGGCTCAATCAAAGAAAGTCGAAAATATGCAGGTTTTTGGCCGTGCTGACAAGTATTTCTTCGATATGATGGCAGAGAACAATCCGGCAATGGCTAAAAAGTGGATTGAGATGCTTGAGCCGGTAGTGTGGAATAACTACTTATCAGCTGAAGTAGCCCAGGAATTGGCCATGAAGATTGTTAATCAGGATGGATCTAAGGGTCCTTACTGGTCTATGGATACATTCTTCAGTGTTGTGCCTAAGCTTGGCGGTACTCTTGATGATGAGCCATACTACAACAGATATGCTTTGTGGTTAGTTGCCAATGCTCATTACTCAGACTTCGCTCGATCTACATCAGAAGATATGGGGTATCAGTCGATAGCTGAAGTACCAGCAGAGAAAATGGCTCTATCGATGTACAAGAAGGCCGTAGAAAGCCTTAAGGATGTTGATAGGTCGCATTATATTGCCAACTATTATCACGTATAAGGATAGCTGTAGACTGCTGTTATAATGTCCATAAAACCGTAGTTCTATGGACATTATTTGTTTATAGTGTCCAACAATTAGATTTATAATATAAAACAAAAAAAACACGTCTCAAAAGACGCGCATTTCGTTTTATATGTCATTCGACGCATTTCGTTTTACTTAAACGCACATTTGGTTTTGACGATTATATACGGTTTCTGCATGATCAATCGCTGCCACTTGGCTCCGACTGGGACCACCTTTTCATTGAGTGCGTTCAGGATGTCATTATATCTCTGCGCAAGG